CTTCAAATACATTTTCATTCTGCACTTCTGACATGTCCTCTGATATTTCACTTTTGATAGTTGCATCTTCTGTAACTTGTTTTACAAATTCAACTTTTATTGGAGCGTATTTCAATACTTTCTTTAATACTGTTTTCTTTGCCATTTCATCAAAGTTGTTTGTCCAAGGACTATATTTACTATTGAAGCTTTGACTGTATTTTTTTGCATGGTCTTTTATTTCTTCTTTAGTCATTACTTCAAATCCGAATCCACCGTTAGCAAGTTTGAATACTGCATAATAAGCTATGACATTTCCCTTTTCTCCTATAGCTGGCTTATGAACCATATTAGGCTCTAGCCCAAACTCATATTGAAATTCATCGTTTTCATAAACCTCTTTAGCATATATATTTGTGAATTCTCCTGACCTATATGCTAAATCTATTAATCCTTTATAGCCAATTTGGAACTGTACTTCTAAGATTCCTTTATTCTTATATGGAATTAAATAAGCTTGCCCTAATGGTGTATTAGGTTCTAGTCCTAACTGGGCCGCATTCATTAAAGCACCCATAAATGACTTCGGAGTACATTCTGCTAATGTAGGATTAACTGATATTGCAGTTAAAGCCATTCTTGTAAATCTTTCTGGTGTTATTATACTTGGTAGAGCCTTCTTTATTTCTGGCTCCATTACTTTTATCCAATCTTTTATAGTTGCTGGTTTCTGTTTTTCTTGAACATCATTTCCGTTTACCTTACTTGCTAAAGCATTTTTTACTTTGTTGCTTGCCAATTTAACCCCTCCTATTTAATTAAAAATCTTCTAAATGAACTTTCTTTAATATATTTTTTATATAAATTTGGGTGGTCTTGTTTTAATGCTTTTGAATCAAATTTAGTCGAATTAATGTTTTTCCAACTAATTTTTCTATCATCAATCACTGCTAGTTCATTGTCACCCATTTCTAGTTGTATTTCCTGCTCTATTTGTTTTTTCTCCTTATCGAGTTTGCTTATAAGGTCTTTAATTTCATCTAATCTTTGTATCTTATTTAGGTATTCATTATCAAGTTCTACAGCCTGTCCTTGTACTGAACTAGGATACATTTCTTTAATTAGGTTTCCTGCATCCTCTGAGCCATCAGGAGCAGGCATAACTTTAGGTATAACGTGGTTGTTCCAAAAATCTTTTTCAATTTCAATTAAGTTTTTTATTACTTCTTCATCACGTTCAATTCGCTTGTATATAAACTTTTCATTTCCGATTAGAACTGCTATCCACCAAGCTTTATATCCAGTAACCGCCATATAGTGATGGCATTGGATTTCATACTGTATTGGAATTTCTTCATCTTCCCAGTCTTTTTTTGCGTATGAATTTGTAGTCTTACATTCTAATCCTTCATGTTTGCCTACAATAAGCCTATCTACATTTGCTAGCATAAAAGGGTGCTTTGGATGCTGTAGTATTGCATTTCTACGTCTTACTTTTAACCCTGTAGCTTCAGTAAATCTTTGTGCAACGTAATCTTCCAAGTCCCTTCCTATTCTCATACGCTCATTATCTTCTATAGGTTCGGATTGTCCTATCTTATCAAGATATACTGCTATAGGGCTTTTCCATGGATTAAGCCCTGCTATTGCAGCTGCATCACTACCGCCTATACCGTACTGTCTTTGTTTCAACCATTCTTCATAATTCACATCTAAAGTATTCATTAAAACATTAGCTTGCAATGATACCCCTCCTTTCACATTCTTCCTTGAGCCAGTCAATTTTCCTCTCAACGTCCTTTACTATACCTCTAGGACATATCTCTCTATATCTAATTTCAGACTTCAACAATTCTAAAACGTATTCGTTCTTATCATCATATCTACAGTAAGCCAACATATTATCACTCCCATAAATCATAGAAATCTGATATAAAATCATCAAAACTCATAGGTTCTTGTCCATCATCTTCGCATATCTCAACATGTCTTTCCCATCTTCTATATATTTCATCTTGTGTAAACATGTTTTATCAACTCCCTTGTTTTTGCCCTTAGCATATGGTATAATTTAAGTAACAATATTTTTTCAAATAGACTTTCTTAGACTGCCATCTGAGGAAGTCTTTTTCTTTCTGGTGTAACATATCCTCTGTTGTACTCTTTTACTTGCCCTTTCACATCTACACCTATAATGCCTAAGCTCAATTTGACCATTTCAATTGTATGTTCTAGCCTTAATAAATTTCTTGTAATACTACTCAACTTATCTATCTTTGTATCTTCATCAAGTGTATGTAACTCAGCTGAAACATTTATAAATTCTGGAATTTCTTGATGTGCTATTCTTTCTGCGTCAGCATATTTTAATACTGCTGTGTAAAAGTCAATATCTTGGTCTACTACGAATGAAAACGCAGCTCCAATTGGACAACAGGTTTTGCAATAATTTAATGTTATGTATGGGTCGTTATAATGCCTCATCATGTTCATCACCGTCGTTGGTGTTGGTATTGTTTCTCCAGATTCATATCGACTTAGCGATGATTCGCTTATATAAAGTAATGACGCTGCTGATTCAATCGTTAACCCCGCCTGCTTGCGTGATTCTTTGCAAATTGCCCCAAATTCATGCATACTTTCATCTCTCCTTCCCCATTGAATGCTATGGTAAAAAAATCTGTATTTGGTAAAATATAATTAGTTAATCACTTACCCACCTTTTAAATTTCTTGTTTAATCCTTTTCGGCAGATCTCTCGCCTTACACATAAACGGATATATCAAAATTCTCACTTCTCCCATCCCCCTTTCTTTTTTCAATCTTTTCACAATCTCATCCCTTTCAACACTCAATTCATAAATTCTCTTGCGAATCTGCTTAAGTCTTTTCTCCGCTCCTTCTATGTTGTAGCTCCTTACATGTTCTCTTGCTAGTCTCGTGTGTTCGAGAATTATTTCTTCCAGTTTCTTTTCATCCCCAGTCAAAATATCCACTTCTCTCACTCCCTTTTTCTTAGATTTAGTAACTCTATTGTAGTCGTGAATATATCATCAATAGGCTCTTGAGTTTCTAGATAAATACTTATCATTTCCAGCATTGTTTCATTGTTCTTTCTGATTTGTTCTACTAAAAGAACTATTTCAAATGAATCTGTTGTCTCGTACATAACTTCTTCTAAGTAGTGATTAATTTCGATAGAATCTGTAACCATGGTTTTTAGCATTGATTTAATATTTTCCACTTGCTTGTCCCCCTCGTAATATAATTTAAGACTATTGTCATTTTGTCGTTATCAACGATGTCGATAAAATCGGTGTGGTTACTATTTATTTCAATTTATCTATTCATTGAATCTTCTAGTTCTAATGAAATTAAAGATTCAATAGCGTCAAAGCAAATAAGTCCGTTCATTAAATCTTTGAAATTTTCTTCTATCATTTTTCTTATTTTCGTCGATGCATCAAATATAAAATCCTCCTTATTTTTAACCATTAACACTAACCCCCTTAAACTCTTTTTCTATAGATGGCAATATATCGAATTGCTTAAGTAAGTTATACAAAAACAATCTGCCTTTCTGTGTCCATTTAGTATTCATTTTTATATCAGGTGTACCATCTTTCCTAATTATGTCTATTGTTTGTGAATGAGTGTATCCTTTGCCATGATAGTCTTTATATAAAAGCCATTGGTCGCTTTGTTTATATTGAACTTTTAAATCATGTAATAAACTGTTCATTGCTTGTCCACTCATGCCATAATCTTTTGCAATTTGAGTTATAGTTACTAACCCAGGATTCTTTAAAATAGTGTCTGTATAATCAGCTTTAGGCTTCAACTCTCCAATAATTTGTTCCTGTTTACGATTAGTTAACTTCAATTGTTCCTTTTCCTCTTGTTCCTTTATCCATGCTTTAGCTCTTTCTATTGGGTCCTCTATCATGTAACTATCCATAGGTCTTTGTAATGCACTTTCCATTTGATGAAACTTATTAATATATGTTGCTGTAAACATTGTTCCTTTCTTTCCAGTTAATTTGTGTGCAATAAATTCACAACCTTTTTTGGTTATATCGTATTTTTTATACTCTCTTCCACTACTTTCAGATTGATAAGTTCCTTCGATAAAAAACTCTATAACCATTGGTTTTAAGCCAGAATCCATTTTTGGATTTTCCATATATCGGATATAAGTTTCAATATCTCTTATTAAATGTCCATGGTTTTTACCAACCATATTTGCTACTTCTCTACTGTCTAAAGTTAACTTGTTATAAGTTACATCAATTAAATGATTTTTCATGCTTACGCCCCCTTTTCCAAAACTTTTTGTTCTTCCAACTTCCGCTTTATGATATTCTTCTGTATCCTTCTGACTGTCTCTAGATGATTTTTAAGGGCTTGGTTCATTGGTTAGTCCCTCCTTTAATTTTTTTTTGCTTACTGTGGAATAATAATATTAAGCAGGTGCTTTCAATTCGTGGTCAGCCTTTACAAAAAAAATTTCATTGTAAGCTTTTTGGAAGAATTGCATCAATTTTTCGATTTCAGTTTGTGTAAAATCGAGTCTTCCATTTTCTTTTAAATTGTATGTTGATTCACCAATTTCTAATATTTTTGCGATATCTTTTTGATTATAGCCATGTTCAACCCTCAATGCTTTTAATTTCATATGTTTCATACGCATTACTTTCCTCCTTTCATTTGCCCACATTTTGAAAATATTGTATAGTTAAATTATAGCCCACATTTTGAATCCCGTCAACCCATTTCTTTAATTTTTTAAAATATTTTTTTCAAATAGTGGGCAAGCATTTTAATTATACACATTTCGTATATAATTATTATGAGGTGAATTTTAATATGAATTTTGGTGATAAGTTAAAATTATTAAGAGAAGAAAAAGAGTTAACAACTAGAGAATTGTCAAAGATTTTTAATTTAGGAAAATCAACCATATCTAATTATGAAAATAATGTTAGAAAGCCAGACTATGAAATGATTAGAAAATTCGCCGACTATTTTCATGTTTCAGTAGATTGGTTATTAGGTAGGGTTGAAGAAAGAAATCAAATAATTGCTCCTGAAGGAAATTTGCATAAAGATAATGTAGAATTTAAAACATACGATGAAATTATTAATAGATTAAAGGGAAGATTAATTGAAGAAGATATAATTAAAGATGGGATACCAATACCCGAAGAAGTATTAGAAAAAATCATAAAACATGGAGAAGAAGCTGCATTAGAAATACTAAAACTGAGAAAAAAGCAAGATATGTAAATTATCCTGCTTTTTTTATTTGTTTTAGTATAAATTCTATGTAATCATAAATTTCTTTGTCACTTATATTGTCTATCTTTTTAAGTTTGCTTATAATGTTATCCATTAAAATCCCCCTCAGTTGCTTTTTACTATTAATACTTAACAATGGTAACAATGCCAATATAATAGTAGATTTTTTATATTGTAATAATTTCTTTTTTTCAAAAACCACGAACATGTATTCGCATATTTTTATTATACTCTTGCTTCGATTTAAAAGCAAGGTAATTACTTCCAACTACCTGTTTTCATTATAATACTTTTTTTAAATATGTTCAATGCCTTGAAAATACTCAATTACGACTAACCAAGTTTGGTTAGTCTTTTTTGTTTTTTAATTATAAGAAAACTATATTTACTGTCATATTTTACTAGCCAAGTTTGGTTACTTTTTCTGCTATAATTGTTCCAAAGGAGTGTCGAATGTTGTTGAACGTTATCGGAATTAGGTTGAAATTTGTCAGGAATTGTCTAACGATTTCTCAAAAAGAATTTGCAAAATTTCTAGATATACCTTTAAACACATACATAAAATGGGAACAATGCAAAAACAGTCCAGATATTAGGAATCTTATTAAGATTGCAGATAAAATATGTGTTCCTCTAGATTGGCTTGTTGGTAGGGAAAAAATGTTTGTTCTGTATAATTGCAAGGCGGAAGATATTATTAAAGAAATATATAAAATAAACAAAAATAAATTTCTTTAATTTTTAAATTTTAAAATATATAATTAATAACAAATGGACAAGGGGGCTAATGATGAAAATAGGTGTAGGATACATAAGAATGAGTACAGATAATCAACAGGAAAGTCCTAAGATGCAGAAAAACGATATACAGGAGTGGGCTGATAAGAATGATGTAAAAATTATAAAATGGTATGAAGACCTTGGTATATCAGGAGGCAGCCTTGCAAAACGAGAAAGTATGATGGATCTTATTTTTGATGCAGAAAAGAAATTGTTTGATATAGTAGTGTTCTGGAAGTATGACAGGGTTTTTAGAAATATAGAAGAACAATCGGTAGTATTAAATAAATTTGAAAACCTTGGGGTTGAATATACAGGCATTCATGATGTTGAAGGAGAAGGAGCTTCTGGAAGATTAATTAGGAATATCCTTGGAGCTATTAATCAGTTTGAAAGAGAGCTTACAGGGGAAAGAATATTTTATAGCAATAGGCATAGATGTAAAAATGGACTATGGCCCGGTGGAACGTTGCCACTTGGATATGATTTGGATAGTGAAACCAAAACTCTTATAGTAAATGAAGAAGAAGCTAAATTGGTTAACTTAATTAAAGAACTTTACCTAGAACATAGATCATGCTATCGTGTAGCTCAAGAATTAAACTCTCGGGGGTATGTAAGCAAACAAGGAAGAAGATTTAGTGGCGTAGCAATATCTGGGATACTAAAAAATCCTACATACGCAGGTAAGATTCGCTGGAATAGAAAAGGCAAAGATCAAGGTAAGATGGAAGTATTTGAAGGGCAGCATGAAGCAATATGGACAGAATCAGAATTTCAAAACATCCAAAAAATATTAAACAGTAATATTAATAATCAAAATGGGAATCAAAGAGTTAATCTTTTAACTGGCCTTTTGGTATGTGGAGATTGTGGTTACAAACTAAGACCGCTTTATGCGAGAAATAAAAATGTATATTATAGATGTATTACCAAGAACGAATTTGGTAATGATTTTTGCAAAAATAACACTAGCATAGTTGCAAAACTAATTGATACTATAGTTATACATAAGCTTAAAGCGAACTTGAAGAAAACTAACATTACATACGATAAGCCGGACCTTGAAGTAAAGGAAAATAATGTTAAAGGTGAAATCAAAAGACTTGAAGGGCTTATCGAGAAATACAAAAATCTCTATCTTATGGATATGGTTGAGGAAGAAGAGTTAAAGAAAAACATAGAA